TATAAATGCTGGATTAAATAATTTGTTTGGTGAAATAAATTGGTTCTATTGTTCTTCAGGAGCAACTGTTGTTGATAGAGTTGTAACTTATAATTATTTTGAGTCTTCTCCCCAAAGACCAATATGGACAACAGGCACGTTAGATAGAACAACATGGCAAGACTCTGCAGTGTTTGGTAAACCTCACGCTACAGACTATGATGCTGGTTCTAATAATTCTTACGATGTTGTTGGTAACACAGATGGCTGCACAATATATTACGAACATGAGACTGGCACAGATCAAGTAACATCTACAGCAACAACAGCCATAACCTCAAATATACAATCTGGAGACTTTGATATAAGTCAAGGTGGTGACGGTGAGTTTTTTGCAAAGATCAGAAGATTTATACCTGACTTTTTATCACAAACAGGTAATACACAGATTACTTTAAACTTAAGAAACTTTCCAAATAATACCGAGGCAAGTTCATCCCTTGGCCCTTTTACAATCTCATCATCAACAGAGAAAGTTGATACAAGAGCTAGAGCCAGAGCTGTATCTTTAAAAGTCGCAAATACAGCTGCTGCACAGAGTTGGAAACTTGGTGGATTTAGATTAGACATACAACCGGACGGAAGAAGATAATGGCAAAGATAGTACAAGTATTAACAAGACCAGCACCAACTTATAGGCAAGATGTTGCTGACGCACAGGTAAGAGATCTTGATGCGATTGTGCAAAAATTAAATACAACATTTCAACAAGAACTAAAGGATGAAGTTGACGCTCAAAACTTCTTTTTAAATTAATGGCTAATAGTTTCGTAAACGCAAAAGTAGATCTAACAACAACAGACAACACTACGTTGTATACAACTCCAACTGCTAATGTATCTTTAGTAAAATCAATACTAGTGTCTAATGACTCAGGATCTAGCTGTAATCTAGATGTTACACTAACAGACGCTTCTGGTAATGTGTTTAGTTTGTTTAAAACAAAAGCAGTAGACACTAATACAACAACCGAACTTTTAACACACCCTCTTGTAGTACAAGAGAGTGAGATATTAAAAGTGCAAGCTAGTGACGCGAACGAGCTGCACGTCATAGCTTCTATATTACAAATACAGCCAAGAGAGGTAGTTTCATAATGTTACTAAAACCAAAAGATATTATAGAAAAAATAAGCAATAAAAAGACAGGCGAAGTCTATAAAAATGAAGAGGAATGGAAGGCAAAAGGTGTCCCTGAAGAGGACATTAGAAGAGATGTTACGGTGGTTATGCCAACGCTTGATTTATTCCCAAAAGTCAAGTAGATTGGAAGTTACAGGATTTTTTAACCTGCCTTAACATTTAGCTAAATTATGACGATATCAAGAGGACAGATGAAGAGACAATTATACATGCGCGGTGGCATCATGGACATAGTGCCTAGAGAACAAGCTTTACTAGGTGGTATCAAAAAAGCAGTAAAAAAAGTTGGTAAAACTGTAAAGAAAGTCGCATCATCTGATGCAGGTAAACTAGCGTTGGCTGGAGCTGCACTATATGGATTAGGAGGTGCTAAATTTTTAGGTGGTGAAGGCATATTCGCAACCGGTCAAGGACTTAAACGTTTTAGTAATTTAGCTAATTTGCCTTCAGCTATTAGTGGTTTATTTACACCAGAAACATTTGTAGACACTGGTGACGTAGCATTTAAAGGTTCATTCAAAACAAGTCCTATTGGTAAATTTTTTTCTAGTAAATTTGGTGGTAACGTAGGTAAACTAGCAACACTAGGCGCGGTATCTACTTATTTAACAAAAACACTTGGTATGACAGAGGAGCAAGCTGCAACTGAATTAGCTAGAGATCCATCAGGATATTTAGAACGATATTACAGAAATTTAAATCCTCCAGGAAATAAAGATCCAGAAGTTTACGAAGCAGAAGTTAGAGAATTTGTTACTGCTAATACATCAGAGTATATGGCAGAAGGTGGTAGAATAGGTTTTGATAATGGTTCACCAAGATTTGATGATATCGATTTTGGTGCTATGCAAGATATAATGCCTAAATTAGAAGGAAGAGATGATAAATCAATTCCTATGCCTAAATTAGAATTAGAAGATGATATACCAATGCTTGGACCTGATGGTGAAATTAAAGTTAAACCTTTAAGAGGAATAGAAAACTTACAAGCCAGCGTTCAATACGAACTTCCTTTTGGAGAACCTTTGTTTGTTGTAAAACAAGCTGGAAGATTATTTGGAGTATTTGAACAAAAAGATGGATCTAGAATATTATTACCAATGGACAAATCTGGAAGCAGATTAGATTTAGCTAATGCAGGTCCAGTATTACCACCAGACCCAACACAACCTGTAAATCCTTTTGGACCAAAACCAGGAGACTTTGGAATTGAAGAGGATATTCCAATAAAGATGGCATCTAATATAGAGAACGATAAAATATTAGAAGCTCTGTTTGAAAAGTATTTAGATATGGGAATGTCTCCAATAGAAGCAGAAAAAGCAGCTTTTGCTGAGTTTGAGAGAATGAGTAAAAGAGAAGAAAAATTTTTTAGTACACCAAGAGGTCTAGCAGCTATAGGCGGTAGAATGGATAGTGCAAGCGATAACGCTATGCAAGCGGCGGGCATCGAGGGTCTACCTATAAGACAAAATCCAAAAGGTGTAAAAGAACTAGATCTTAGAGAAACTGGTGGATTTATACAACCAGTTGGTATAAAAGAAAAAGAAGATGACATCCCAGCGATGTTGTCTAACAACGAATTCGTATTTACAGCAGATGCTGTTAGAGGCATGGGCGGTGGTAATGTCAACGTAGGCGCACAAAGGATGTATGACATGATGAAAAAATTAGAGGCAGGAGGAAGAGTATAATGGCTGAAGTTGTAAGAACAGCACCAGCAGAGTTTATTGAAGCGGGTGCAAAAACATATCTAGACGACTTAACAAAAGCGATTGGTGGTTTTAAAACTACAGATCTTTCTACTATCATGGGTCCACAGTTTGTTGCTGGACCTGGTGCATTAACAACACAAGCAGAACAACTAGCTACAGGACTTGGTGGCTTTCAACCTTTTCTAACACAAGCACAACAATTAAGAGGACCTACAGCTTATCAAGCTTATATGTCTCCTTTTCAACAAGATGTTATTGACACAACATTAGCAGATTTTGATGTTCAAGCTGCAAAAGGTTTACCTGCATTAGCTGCTCAAGCTATCGGCGCTGGAGCTTTTGGTGGTGGTAGAGAAGGTGTACAAAGAGCCGAGTATCAAGCAGCAAGTGATAGAAACAGAGCTGCACTACAAGCAGGTTTATTACAACAAGGTTTTGGTCAAGCACAAAATTTATTAGCTTCAGATTTTGCAAGAAACGTTCAATTAGCACAACAAACACCTGCATTACTAGGTCAACAGATTGCAAGCTTAACAGGTTTAGGCGCGCAACAAGCAGCAAGACAACAACAACTATTAACAGCTGATCAACAATTAGCATCAAGACAAGCTTTACAACCATTAGAGGCAGCACAACAATTTGGTTCTGGTGTTACACAATTAATTGCAGGATATCCTGGTAGAGAAAATATATTACCACCGGCAGCTACACCATCCCCATTAGCTACAGGACTTGGAACTGCATCAACGTTGGCGGGTATTTACAGATTAATTAATCCACCAGCGCAAAATATTAATATTACAAGGGGTGAGTAATGAGTAGAACATTAAAAAGACCAATGTTTAGAAAAGGCGGAGAAGTCATGGAGGGTATCATGACGGGTATCAAGCCGCGAGAATCTTTTGAAGAAAAAGGTATGTCTGATGCTATGCGTGACCAAATAAAAAATGTTCAAAATAGAATAAATGTAATTGACGCTATTTCAGGCTCAGGAGCTAATCCATTATCAAATCCTTTAACACAATTTTTATTACAAACAGGTGCTAATTTAATTGGTGGAGAGGCTGCAGGTGGCACAAAACTACAAGAGATTGTAGGTGCAACTAAAAAACCTTTAGCAACTGCTATTAGAGCTCAACAATTAAGAGACGCGAGTAGAAGAAAATTAGCTGCCACTTTAATTGCAAAGTCAGGTGGCACTAATATTGATAAGATAAATAGAAACGCAAAGGCACTAGCAAAGGCAAGAAATATTCCTTTTTCAGAAGCTTTCAATATAGAGTTTAATAAAGCGTATTACAAAGATCCACCATCACCTACATCGTTAAGAAGACAAGATCAAAA